GCAAGGTTAATAGCGCAGAGGACAGGGAAGGAAAGAACCGACCCCATCAACTGCCCGTTGGCCTGCCTCACAGGAGGAAGATCTGTACCGTCCAGACCGGACCCCTTGGGATAATGAATCTCATGCTCATAGAGCACGCGACGGACGATGTCATTATAGACAGCGTTCTGGCCAAGCTCAGAGAGCACGGCTTCAAAACACACCTTGGTAAGTTCGATCTTGATGAGATCCGTAGCTCCGGAATAATCCCCGGACACCCAAAGCCCGTTTGGCGACATCTCTGTCAACCATTCGACGGCTCTGAGTGAGGTGACAGGCTCACCGATCAGTGCAAACTGATTCGTGCGCTTGAGATGGCGATGCATCGCCTTCTGCAAACCATTCGCAAGGGCATACGCAAACGCGTTACCCTTAGTGATGGTCCTGACCTTAAACGGCTCACATACCGGGTATACACTGGCTTGGCAGCCTGTGTACAGACCCTGGGCAGCATTGGCTTTCACTCGCCTCTGCTCACCCAGAACCAAGTCGCGCTGACTTACGGCCGCAAAGCCATAGTCAGCCATGACCCCTAGAACGGGATCATACGACATTCTCAGTAGTTCATCATTGGACACCAGCCCCTCCTGCACATGATCGTACAGGAGGTACCCTTTCGCCCCACCCTCGTCGCGCGAACTTTCCCAACAAGCGTTGGTACTATATTCGTGGACGGAGACCTTTTCATCGAGCTTAACGCCCCTGAATATGGCCTTCAATTTCGCGCTGATTGACGCGAGATAGGATGGAGAGATAGGACCAGATGGGGTTTCCATTGTCTTACGGTGCTTCTGAAGCGCCTTATTGACGAAGGATTCTGGTACAACTTCGGCCGCTCTCTTAACTTGAGAAAGCGACCAGAATAAGTGTTGGTTCTTCTTGCAGACAGATATCAATCTGCCCGCGAGGAATCGCCGAACACTCCCCGAAAAGAGGAGAGGGTGACTCGCAGTTACGCGAGGCACCTCAGGCATGACTTGAACGACCTTACGGCCGTCATACTTGCCCGTCAAACTCCGCGCGTGGAGAAGCTGTGTGTGGTACTTAACGAGGCCAATAAAGGCATCGTAATCTTCGCACTTCAACATTTCACGCAATCCACTCAGCAGCGACGACGACTTATGCCTAGCGAGAAAGTGATCCTGATGGTCACAAAATATCTCGAGCATGGCTGCAGAAACCTGCAAAGCCGACGACGCAAACTGGAGGAAAGACTCTCGACCGAGCGTTAGCTCGGCCAGGTTGGCCTTCCCCCTCCGCTGAACACTCCACCCTCCACGCAAACCGACGATCTCTGTGATCATCGCAAAGCGTGCGTCACTAAGCGCGCGAGGCGCGTTGTTGTGACAGAGGGGCACCAGGAGTGTACTATGCTCACCCCGTGAGCGTAGGGACTTAGACAA